AGACTTCCCTGAGCTACCAACTGACTACGAAGCTGGTACAGACTTCAAGATTAACAAGACTAAGAATGGTCAGTACTCAAACTACGGTACTTCCGCTTGGGCACGCCGTGAGCGTTCATTGAACCAAGAAGAGCGTGATGCGATTGCTACACACGGTCTATTCAATCTATCGGAGTTTCTACCTAAGAAACCAAACGCAGAAGAGCTCCAAGCTATTGCTGAAATGTTTGAAGCAAGTGTAGACGGTCAACTATATGACCCAGAGCGTTGGGCTGATTACTACCGTCCATGGGGCGTAGATAAGCCAGAGTCTTCTACTCCACGAGTAGCGGCACCTGCTCCAGCACCAAAAGCGGCACCAGCGCCTGCTCCAGTAGTAGACGAAGATGAGCCACCATTTGAAGCAGATGAGCCAGCTCCAGCACCAAAAGCAGAAGCGCCAGCAGGTGACGGTGCTAAACCAAGCGCACAAGATATCCTAGCGGCTATTCGTAACCGTAAGTAATACTTCTTTATAGGGGAGCTAGTCTCCCCTTATTTTCTTTATAAGGAGGTCTCATGGCAAAACCATTTGACGTATCAAAGTTTCGTAAATCTATTACGAAATCTGTACCCGGCCTGTCTGTAGGCTTCAATGACCCAGACACATGGGTATCTACAGGTAACTACACACTAAACAAACTTATTTCAGGTGAATTTGACAAAGGTATTCCTCTAGGCAAAGTAACTGTACTTGCTGGTGAATCAGGCGCAGGCAAATCATACATTGCTTCGGGTAACATCGTTAAGAATGCGCAAGACCAAGGCATCTTTGTTGTTCTTGTTGATTCAGAAAACGCACTAGATGAAAAGTGGCTACATGCTCTTGGCGTAGACACAAGTGAAGAAAAACTAATGAAATTAAACCTAGCAATGATTGATGATGTTGCTAAAGTTATTTCAGACTTCATGAAAGATTACAAGGACAACTATCCAGACCCAGATGCGGAAGACAACCCTAAAGTTCTATTCGTTATTGACTCGTTGGGTATGCTACTAACACCAACTGATGTTGACCAGTTCCAGAAAGGTGATATGAAAGGTGATATGGGCCGTAAGCCTAAAGCACTAACAGCACTTGTTCGTAACACAGTGAACATGTTCGGTGCTTACAATGTAGGCATGGTAGCAACTAACCATACATATGCTTCGCAAGATATGTTTGACCCAGACGATAAGATTTCTGGTGGTCAAGGCTTTATCTACGCAAGCTCAATTGTAGTAGCAATGCGTAAACTTAAACTAAAAACTGATGCTGATGGCAACAAGACTTCGCAAGTACATGGTATTCGTTCGGCTTGTAAAGTAATGAAAACTCGTTACGCTAAGCCATTTGAATCAGTACAAGTTGAAATTCCATATGAAGAGGGCATGAGTCCTTATTCTGGACTAACTGAGTTCTTTGAAGCCAAAGGCGCACTACAGAAGTCTGGTAACTCATTAGAATACACTAGTCCAGTAACTGGAGAAATCATTAAAAAGTTTCGTAAAGCATGGAACAAAAATGAAAATGGTTGTCTGGACACTATCATGGAAGAGTGGGACAAACAACCAGAAGAAGTGCTTGACTCTATGGGCGAGCATGTAGCAGGAGATGAGGTAGAAACTGATGTTGAGTGATAGTGTAGAAGTTCTTTCGGCTACATATCTAGTGGCGAAAGATTATATTAAAGAATCTGAGCTAGTATCATTTGCTGAGGAATGGGTTCGTGAATTGATTGAACAAGGGTATGAATATTCAGACATTGTTGATGAGTTTCACGAATTAGACCAAGCGTTGGCTGATGCTATTGATGATATGGCGGAAGAGTTCTCGGAAGAGGAAGACTGGTAAGTGAGCGAATGGTATCGTAAGGTAACAGGTGACCTGGCAGAATTGCCAGGTGCCATTGCGCATTTTGAGCGAGAAATAGAGCAAGCCAAATACGAATGTAGCATGAAAGGTAATCTTGAAAGACAGAGCCGTGACATGCCAGGTATTGTAGAGCACCGATTCAATCAGCTACAGGAAGTAGAAGCGATACTTGAGTTCCTTAATACTGAAATGCGTAAAACACGCAGTCAGTTATTCAGAAAATACTTTGAGGCATATAATCGTGCTTTAAGCGCACGAGAAGCAGAAAAGTATGTAGATGGTGAAAACGATGTGGTTGTACTTCAATACTTAATCAATGATTTTAGTTTAGTACGAAATCGTTTCATTGGCATTATTAAAGCACTTGAAGCTAAGCAGTTCCAGATTAATAACATAGTTAAACTGCGAGCCGCCGGCTTAGAAGACATATCTTTGTGACCCATTAAACCCGCCTAGTGCGGGTTTTTTTCTTAATATCAATAAATACTATCATCTAATACTCTATATATTTACTGGGAGAAATAAATGGCACAGAAAAAGTTTACAATGGATGCGGGATTTGTATCCAAAGGTGATAGTGATGTTGAAGGTACACTGAATGCTATAAACGTTACAATAAACAATTCTCCGCTGTCTACTAAAGATTATGTTGATTCGCAAATAGTCAATGTTAACACAGGCGGCACGGTGACATTGGATGGTTACGTCACCGAGGGCGAATTGACTACCGCGTTAGTTCCTTTTGCTACAGACGCAGATATTCAAACCGCAATTGACAATATGGTAGGCGCCGCGCCACCTGAGTTAAACACGATTGCTGAGCTAGCAAATGCTATTGGAAATGATTCTCAATTCGCAACAAATGTAAATGCGGCATTGGACACTAAAGCAGATTACTCTCAGTTAATAAATTACGCAACCACTTTATCACTTAACACCGCAGTCTCAGTAAAAGCAGATATGACATACGTGGATTCTAAACTAACGTATGATTCTCTGAGCACATTGAGTAGTTCGGCTGGCGCAGTTACGTTAGATACTTCAGTGGCTAGGGTTTTTTCTCTAACACTGACTGAGAATGTAACTTCAATGAATTTTACAAACGCGGTAGCAGGTAGAGCATACAGTATTTCTTTACGCATTGAGCAAGGTAGCTCGCATTCTGTGACTTGGCCTTCTAATGTAAAATGGTCAAACTCATTTGCTCCAGAGGTAACTCTTGAGCCAGGCACAGTAGATTGGTATGTATTTGTTACAGTTGATGGTGGCGCGACTTGGGATGGCTTCCAATCAGCACAAGCTATGGGAGTTCCTTTCTAATGTCATTTACAAATAGAGCATTGTTAACCGCCGCTTCGTGGCAGTTGGCATCTTCATTTGCTTTTGATGGGCCCAACTTCAAGCAACGTTCAACAAGGGTTAATAGAACAGTAACCATAACTAACTTGAACGAAGTGCAAGACATATTTAAGCAGTTTAATGATACACTAGATAGAACAGTGACTATCTCAGGATTGAACGAAGTACAAGATATATTCAAACAGTTCAATGACACGATTGATAGAACAGTAACCATCACTAGCCTGAATGATGTACAAGACATATTCAAACAGTTTAATGATACATTAGATAGAACAGTGACTATCACTGGTCTAAATGACTTGACTAACATATTAACTCAAATAAATGGAGTAGTGGATACTACTGTTACTACCAGTTCCATAAATGTTCCTAATGTTACGCAAACAAATAGAGACGTTGAAACAACTTTGTATGTTACTAACTTAAATGAAGATAGCAATATAGTTTCTTTAAGAAATGGTGATATCAATACTGATATAACAAGTACTAACTTAAATGAAGACACTAATATAGTTTCTTTAAGAAATGGTGATATCAATACTGATATAACAAGTACTAACTTAAATGAAGACACTAATATAGTTTCTTTGCGAAACAGTGATATCAATACTGATATAACAAGTACTAACTTAAATGAAGATAGCAATATAGTTTCTTTAAGAAATGGTGATATCAACACTGACATTACTGTAACAAATTTGAATGATCCATTAGAAACAGATGTAACCTTCTGGTCACATAAAGGAGTGAACATTTCAGGTTGGTACCCAGCAATGAGTGATAGCAACTCTACATATGCCGGCGGAGCGGAGTTTAATTTTGGTCAACGAGCGTTTAAAGGAGATCCGTTTGGATATCAACCATATGACACATCGTATGATCCGGCATTATGGGTAGGTGGCACAGCAAATGCTACCACCAATTACATTTATCCAGCGAATCTGAAGGCTGTGTACTACAACAAAGTTAAAACATCTGGCAAGTATTATTTTGAAGTAGAAGTTAACCCATCTAGACTGGACCAAATAGGTTTGTTACCTATTGCTACAACTTTACCATTGGTATCAGTTTCAAACTCTGTATACATTACGTATGGTGACGCTCTTGCTACTGCCCACATAGGTAACGGAACATCATATCAAGATGTACAATGGTCGAATTATAACACGACCCGAGGCGCGAATCCACCGGAAACGTGGCAAGTATATCTAGATTATGATAACGGCAATGTGATGATACGTAAACTTGGAACCGAGAAAGACGATCACGTAAATTATTTAACATAAGACTCATATAAGAGTCGTATAGGAGAAAAACAAAAATGGCTTTGAAAAGAAGAAATTTAGATACGGAGTTTGTATATGCTCTTTATACTGAGTTATCTGTGAACCAACAGGGTATAATAGTTCTGTATTCTGGCACGCCCGTGACAGCACCGAACTTTACAGTGCAAGATGATTATACTGCACAAGAGTTGGCGACATGGACATTGGGTCCATACAATACTACCACTAGAGATTTAAGATTTGATACGAATAGACGTATTTCTATGTTTCAATCGGACCCACCGGATATGTTTGTTCGTGAGGATTCAATAAATCGAACTATTACTGCGACTGGCACTGGCACAGCGACTTGGTTTGCTGTATTCTCTACCAGAACACCAACCTCTACGCGAAAAGCGCTAATGACAGGCACAGTGTCTACTATAGATGGCGGTGGTGACCTTGCACTTGAAAATACAAACGTGGTTACTGGCCAACCGGTTCAGCTCCTTGAGTTTGAGTTTAGTGTAAATTACAGTACGATATAAGGAGAATAATAATGGCTTTAACATTTTTTAATACAACGGACAACGACACACTTAACGCCGAGTTTATAAATCGCATGGGATGGACTGGCGGATACTGTGATACATTTAATTATGGTGGTTCATATACTTACTGGACTATTGGAATATTTTCAGGTCCTAGACTTGAATTACCAAGAACGGGTACATTATCGCATTGGCAGGCCGCAGGTTGGCCAGATGTTACCAATGGTGGAATATATTCAGCCAATAATCCTAACTGTCTAGTGTATAGCTATATAGCAAACACATACGAAAATATAGAAATACGAGATAATGTCGCGGTGATTAAACGTGCTGCTTTCCCTGCCACTAGCATTGTTAACTCTGGAACAGCAACTTGGTTTACATTATCAAGTGCTTATGTCCGTTATTCTGGTCATACACCTAACGGTATGATAACGGGCACAGTGGGCCCTATTGGTTCAGGCGCAGACCTTACAATGCCAGATGTGAATTTGGTAGCAGGAGAGAAACTAGAAATACCTAACGGTATGCGTTTTAATCCTATAACATCAATGAATAACGGAGTATAATCATGGCATTAAAACAACGAAACTATGAAAATATAGCACTTGAGTTATTGGAACGTGCTTGTGAAAATTCAGGAACCAACGCGCCTACATTTCGTATATACAGCGGAGCTTTTGTAGATGCTAACAACTATGTTGATATTGCGACATACGCTTCACAAGAGATTTTAGTTTTAGAACATAGTGTCAATTGGGTTATGTCTGGTTCTTACGCCCAGGAAGTACCTGAGCTTGTTATATCTGAATCAAGTCCCGACCTGGGAGGTGAGGCTTTATCTACTGGTATAGCATCTTGGTTTGCGATAGTGGATTCTGAAGGTGAATGTGTACTCACTGGTAGCATTTCTGGACAGAGTGGCACAGGAGATGCTTGGGTATTAGATGTGAATGCTGTACAAGGTGAATTCTTTCTCTTGACAGACTTTGAATTTTCAGTTGATTATGTAAGAGTGTAAGGAGACATAACATGGCATTAACATTTAATAGAAATAACACATATATTAGAAATAACAGAAAAAATTACTTTATTGGTACAAATGTTCCGGGAGCAGCCTACTCAAGATTTGGGTTAACATGGAACACCTCAAATATTTATACATATTTTATGATTCATAGTGGTCCTAGACTTGATATTCCATATGATGGCACATCAAACAGCACTGGCACATGGGGACAAGCAGGTTGGAATTCTAGTAATCCTCAATTAACAAATAGTGTACTTCTGTATTGGACGAAAGGCACAAATAATGCAACATATAGCACTGGACACATGTCTTATTTTGATTCTGGCAATGTTGACACAAGTTATGTGCGATTTGAACCTAGCTTCTTCAATCAGGCCAATGTTGTAAACTCAGGAACTGCGACTTGGTTCTCTATAGTTTCGAAAGAAAGTGGGATTACGAAAGGCGTATTGACAGGCACAGTAGGCACATTTGGTTCAGGCGCAGATTTACAAATCTCTGATACTAATATAGTCACAGAAAATGAATACACTATTCCAGAAGGATTCAACTATTATGTACCTGATATTTTCTAATCACACATATATAAAAGGCACTCACTGAGTGCCTTTTTTCTTGACACTGCCCCTATACTTTGCTATTATAATCATACGGACTAAAACGATAGGAAAATATCATGGCTAAGAAAAAATCAATCCTCGCTACTGTTACTCCTGAAACTGTACTAGCACTTGCTGTTGAAGTGTACAAAGACCAAGGTTTCGTGCGCAGTGGTGATGGCTACTACAAATA